ATGCCGATAGCCCCTGAATACCTCCACCTGGTGTATCCGGACCTCGCACCGTTCGAGGCGTTCCTGTACGGCCGCAACAGCGCCGACCCGAAGAAGAAGGCCCGGTCTGTCGCAGACCAGCTGGACGAGGGCCGTGCGCTGTGCGCCGAGCACGGCTGGCCGGTCAAGCGAGTATTCAAGGACCCCGGTATCTCCGCCTCGCGCTACGCCCGGAAGGGACGCGACGACTTCGAGGAGATGCTCGCCGAGATCGAGGCCGGCGAGTGCCGCATCCTCGTCGCGTGGGAGGCCTCCCGCTACTACCGGGACCTTGAGATCTATGTGCGGCTGCGCAACGCCTGCTACGCCGCCGGCGTCCTGCTCTGCTACAACGGCATGGTCTACGACCTGTCCAAGAGAGCGGACCGCAAAGCGACCGCCCAGGACGCGATCCAGGCCGAGGACGAGGCCGAAGGGATCCGCGACCGCAACGTCCGTACGCAGAAGCAGAACGCCTCTAAGGGACGCCCGCACGGGCCGGTGCTCACCGGCTACAAACGCGTCTACGACCCGGAAACCGGCGAGCTGATCAACCAGGTGCCGTACGAGCCACAGGTGGAAACCGTGGGCTGGTGGTTCGAACTGGCCGAGGCCGGCACACCCTCTAACGGGATCGCGCGCGACACGAAGGAGAGGAAGCTCAAGGTGGCTGCCGAACTGGCGGCCGCCGGCATGGAGCCCGGCGAGGTCACCAAGGAGCTGATCGACCGCGCCCTGCTCACCAGGTACGGCAACGACTGGCGCGGCAAAGCCATCACACAGGTGCTGAAGAACAAGGCGTACATCGGGCGCAAGGTGCACGAGGGCAAGGACATCGGCAAAGCCTCCTGGGACCAGCTCATCCCAGGAGAGGAGTTCGTCGAGCGGTTCTACAACGTGCAGGCCATCCTTGAGGGCCGCGAGCTCGGCAGTGCGCACGACACCTCCGTCAAGCACCTTCTGTCCCGGATCCCTTGGTGCGGGGAGCACGGCGAGCACGAGCCCGTGGTGCGGTGGAAGTACGACGTGAACGGACACCACACGTACTCCTGCTCGGAGCGTGGGGACGTGAGCGTGAACGCCATCCGCCTTGAGGCGTTCGTGGAAGAGGCCGTGCTGACGTGGCTCGGCTCGGATAAGGCGGTGGCTGCCTTCCAGAGGGGCAACCGGCCCGCCGAGGCGAAGCGGGCGCAGCTGCAGCTTGCCGGCATGGAGCAGCAGCTGCGGGAGGCCAGAGCCCTGTCGACGCAGTTCGGTCCGGACGGGCAACCGAGGATGTCCGCGCTGACGCTCGCTGACCTTGAGTCGTCGTTGCGCCCGCAGATCGAGAAGCTGAGGGAGCGGATCGAGCAGGCATCGGTGCCACCACTGCTGCGCGGCCTGGTCGGCAACCGGGACGCTGACACGGTGTGGTCGCGGCTGGACATGCATGCGCAGCGCATGGTGCTGCGGAAGGTTGTGACGATCCGCTTGTACAGGGCACCCGCGCAGGGGTCGAAGGTTCTCAGCGGCAGGGTGAAGCTGTCGTTCTACGGTGAGCCCGGCTTCAAGCCCGAGGGGCCGCGAAGCCGGGCATGAACGTTACGCCGCGATCAGCGGGGCCCTGGGTGTGGTGAGCGGGGGCGCCGGGGTGTGGGCGCTGGGCAGGGGCCGGCGGTCGAACCAGACCTGGATCCAGAAGCCGTCTCCGGCGAGCCGGAGGTGGAGGTCGTTGACGGCGTTCTGGAGCTGCGGCGTGCACGTGTCCTCGTCGACGAGCATGACGCAGCTGCCGTCCTCCTCGATGCAGACGGCAGCCCGGCCCGAGGGCAGCAGGCGGCCCGGTATGCGCTCCCAGCGGGAGACGCCTCTCAGGAACCCTTGGGCCTCTCCTGCGGCCTGGCTGCTGCCGGTCCATCTCTGCCGCCAGGAGCCGTGCACGACCTGGTGATTGGCCAGGCGTCTGATCCCGGCGACGAGTCTGGGCTTGATGTGGCCGGGTGCGAACAGCACCTCGGCCCGGCTGCCTGGCAGGTCCCGGATGTCAGCGGTCCGGTCGCCCGGTATCTCGCCGCGCGTCGCGATCCGGTATCGCACATGTATGTGTGGCCTGTAGGACATTCGTCCCCCCAAGTACGCCGCGCTGTCGCTGTGCAGGAGTGACCGCGCGGACCCGAGCTGTCGTCCGCTGCCACGCGGGGGCACCCATCTTGCACACAGCGAACACTTTTGGCCACAAGATCTTCACGCTGTGTTATGGCTGGATCCTCAACTGGGGTTATGTTTCGCGGAGTTGAGGATTCCGAAAATTTTCAGCCACGCGGCGGGCGGGGTGTCTTGCGGTAGAGGTGCATGAGGTTCTGCATCTTGGCGGCGTCCTCGGGGCTTAGCTCACCCTCCACCAAGCCCCGGACTTGGCCGTCCTCGCTCCACACCGTATGGACGTCCGCGAACTGGACGCCCGCCGCTTCCTGCACCTGGGCGGGGTCCAGGTGCAGCACGGCCACCAGTGCGTCCAACTGCGGGTACTCCGGGTGCTCCGACGGGTCCAGCGCTGCCCGCTCCAGACGGTCCAGCCAGTCGGCCTCAACCAGGCGCTCACCGTCGGGGCCAGCCGTCGCGGCCGCCACCGCCTCCAGGCTCAGCCCCGCCTCCGCCCGACCCACACGCACCAGATCCGACAGATCGGTGCGCGGCGGTCCTGCCTCGTTCAGGTCATGCCGGACGGCCTGGAAGACCGCGTCGAGGTCGCTGGCGGTGACGCCGAACTCGCGAGCCGAGGAGCGCCAGACGCGACGCAGAGCCTCGCTCCGATCGAGCGGGTGCTCGACTTGGGGCTCCTCGGCCTCCCTGGCAGGCGCGTGGTGTTCGGCGTACAGATCGGCGGCGTTCTCGGCGATCGCGAATGGGTCCGTGAGGGCAGTAGGCTCGCCGCCCCTGAGGATCGCATCGACTGATCCCTGCTCCCAGGCCAAGGCCCGTTCCAGCTTGCGATATGTAGAAGGGCGCGCCTTGATCGCGCCCTTCCGGATTTTGCTGAGGGTTTCGTCGGAGAAGCCGCCCGCCCGGCAGACGGCTGCGTACTCAAGCCCCAGCTCGGCGATGCGCCGTTCCACGTACTCGCCCAAGCGTGTGAGCGCGCCTGCGTCAACCGTCATAAGCCGAGGTTACCTCCGCATTCCAACTTGTTCCAAAGCTGCACGTCATTGGCGAGTGGCTGGTGTGAGCCACCCGCAGCCTCCCCGTCGGTAATCCAAGAAACCCCATGAATACCCAACCTACTCGCTGGTAGGTGTTGAAGTTGGCCAAGCATGGACTAGATTGGATACATGCTCAGTCGGAAGATCTCCGGGGACAAGCTCCGGCGCGTCCGTGAGGACCGAGGCCTGTCGGTCAAGGCCGTAGCGGACGCCGTGAATCGAACACCGTGGAACATCTACAAGATCGAACAGGGCAAGACGCAGCCGTCGGCCGTCGTCTACAAGGCCCTCAAGGCCGCCCTGGACGTCGGCGACAACGAGCTCGTCGACGACACCGTCGGGAGCGCGGCGTGACGCGGGAGGAGAGGCACCGGATTCTCAGCCCGGCTGAGATCGCGGACGCCCGCGCCCAGGCCCAGCGCGCCATCAGCACGGTGGGTATCCCGCCCGAGCTGATCGACGTGCTGCGGCCGATCCTCGCTCCCGCCGCCGCGGCCCTGGCCGCCGAGGACGCTGCCGCGCAGACGGCGGCCGCCTGATCCAACAAGACGGGGCCGCGCCCGGCTGGCCCCCGGAGCACGACCCCTCGGCCACCTCAACCATCAGAGAAATCGAGGTCACCGTGACCGCATCATCTCAGACACCTGACCAGCCGTGGCCCCCGGAGGGCCTGCACGACCCGCGTCCGCTGCGGGACGCCGTCGCTTCCTACGCCGCGGTGGTTCCCGTGCCGGCCGGCTCGTCGCCGGACCGCCAGCCCGCTGTGGTGACGGGCGCGGCCGGTGTCCTGCGGGCTGCGATGGAGCAGGGCAGCACGGCCCCCCTGGACCTCGCCCGGGCCGAGTACGACCGGGGCATCCTGTTCGACCCGGAACGTGCGCAGGCCATCGCGGACGCCGCCCGCGAGCAGGCGCTGGCGGAGTGCGCGGCGGAGCTCGCCGGCGCGCGGCAGGACCGTGAGGCCCTGGAGTGGTTCCACCAACGCTGCCGCGCTGTGGGCCGCCTGTGTGACGACCGGCATCCCGAGGACCTGTTGAAGGTGGGCGAGGTCCTGGCCGCCGTCGACGGCCGTGCGCCCCGCGCGCTGCCGCTGACCGTCCGCTGGAGCGGGCAGGTGACCGGACCGGCCGGTGACGGCCCCGGCGAGACCACCCTCGTCGGCGGTACCACCGCGCGGGGCGGCCGCGCCGTCCTGGTCCTCACCGACGACGAGCGCCTGCGCTTCGGGGAGCTGCTGCTGTCGACCGTGCACACCGCGGAGGCGTGCACGACGCCCGGCTGCGGGATGCCGGACGAGGACCTCGACGCGTCCGACCCGACGGTGTCCGGCTGGATCCTCGTCGGCGTCGCCGGCACCGAGACCGGGCCGCGCTGGTGGTGCAGCCCGCTGTGCGCGCAGGCCGCGATGACCGCCGCAGGCGCCGAACTCGCCGCCGCCGACCGGGCCGCCGCCCTCGACCCCCGCCAGCAGGCACCGGAGCAGCACCCGTACGGGGACCCGCTGGCGTATGGGCCGACCGGCATCCCGTGCGGCTGCGGCAAGCCCGCGCACTCCAACCTCGTCCCCTGCCAGCCCGACAGCGAGGACGAGGCCGTGCGCCGCTCCGTGGATGCCCAGTTCCCCGCCGTGGCCGCGTTCCTCGCCGAGGAACGGGGTGAGCGCCCGTGAACCGCAAGCCCACCCCTGCCAGCGAGGCCCGCGACCTGCGCGCACTCCTGGCCACCGTCGTCGACGCGCTCACCCTGCCCTACGACCTTGATGACTACGACCAGCGTCTCCTCCGCCGCGCGGGCCTGGTCCGCGTCCTCGTCAGCGAGGCCCTCAAGGAGAACCCGGACAGTCTCGGCTGGAACGTCGACTACCTCCGCACCAAGCTCACCGCCGAGCAGGCCGAGCAGGCCGAGCGGGGTGAGGGCCGGTGAGTACGCACACGGCGCCGGTGGACATGAGCCTCCTGGGCGCCTACAACGGCGGCCCGTGCCACGGGGACGTGGACGCCGAGCTGCGCGAGGCCGCTCGGGTACTGGAGACGACCGCGACCGCCAGCGTCCACGACCAGGAGGACATGATCCAGTCGGCGGTGGCCCTGCGGATCCGGCTGGTCGCGCTTGCCGCGGCCGTGAACGCCGAGCGGGGTGAGGGCCGGTGAGCGCCCGCGAGGACAGCGTGCGTGAGGCGGGCGGCCTCGGCCAGGACACCGGGAAGTGCACCCGCGGCAACGGCCGGTTGCCGGCGGGCGATGCCACCCGGATTCCGGCTCTGCCGCACCTGCCGTACGGGGACGCCGTGCACGCCGGGCTGGCCGCGTCCGGGATCGCACCCGACGTGGTGGAGGCCGGAGTACGTACCGAGCAGCTCGGCGATGGCGGGGAGTTGTTCCTGACGGTGTCGTGGCTGACGGGTCATCCGGACGTGGACGACCCGGGCGGGCTGGACCTGCTGTGGTCGGACCTGACCGGCTGGACTGCCCGCGCCGGCGGTGACGTCCGGGTCCTGGCCCTGGACGACCTCGCCGCCCCCGACGTCGTCGCGGATGCGGCGCTGCACCTTGCCACTGACGGCCTGGACGGCGCATGGATGCCGCCGGACGGGCCGCACCGGTGGGAGCACGCGCCCGCTGTGGAGGCGGCCCTGGCCGACTGGGACGACCGGGAGGCGATCCGGTGACCGGGCTGAACGGCAAGAAACTGGCACAGGCGGGCCTGGTCCTGCCCCGCTCCGCCCGGCCCGGGCAGGCGTGGGCGCCCCGCACCCCGGCCGAGGAGCACCTGCTGCGCGAGGCGCAGCGCCTGGACCGGATCCGGCTGCTGCTCCTGGAGGAGCTCGGCCGGGCCCGGGCGGAGGCCGGGCGCAGGCCGCTGTCGGAGAAGGTGGCGGCCGCGGCCCGCGCGGCGGAACGGCTCAAGGGCTGCCCGCTGCCCCCGGCCCAGCTGAACGCGGTGGCCGCGGCGGCCGCGGGGGAGTCCGTGCACGCGACCGCGCGCCGACTGTCGCTGTCGTGGGAGACGGTCCGCTCGCACCGGCAGCGCGCCCTGCGGCGCCTGGGCGCGCGGGACATGGAACACGCCGTCCAGCTGTGCACGGCCGCGGGGTGGATCACCCCGGAGCACGCCTCGGCGGGGGTGAGCCAGTGATGTGGCTGTTGTGCTGCTGCGGGCTCGGCGTCCTGGTCGCCCTGGTGCTGCTGCTCGCGGTCGCGGCGGACGCGGCCGCCGAACGGCGGCCCGCACCGCGGATCGGGCAGCCCGTACGGGCCACCCCGCCGCCGCTGCCCCGCTCCTCGCCGTGGTGGCACGCCGATCTCCGGCACACCCGCATCCCCCGCCATGGCGGTCAGGGGGGTGTGCGGTGAGCCGCGCGGAGACCATCGCCGCCGTGCTGCGGCGCCCGGACCTGGACCGGCCCCTGCTCGGGCACGAGCTGCGCGGCCGCCTGGTCCAGGGCCTCGCCCCGGCATCCACCGGCGTGGAGTGGACGGCCACCGTGCCGCAGCTCGCCGCGGCCATCGACACCGCCCTGACGGTGAGCGACGCGAGCGCGGCCGCGCACACCGCTGACGCGGAGGCCTCCGGGCACGCCCTGGGCATCCAGCACCGCGGCGGCGACCTGGTCGGCGTCTGCCAGTGCGGCCGCACCCTCGGCCGCATCACCCCCGGCACGCCGCTCGACGCCCTCGCCGTGCCCTGGCTGCACCACACCGGCCTCGAACTCCCCCTGGCCACCGCCCGCCCGGGCGCCTGACCCATCCCCAGTACTCCGGGCGGGCGGGACGTGCCCTGACAACCGTCCCGCCCGCCCGGCACCAGCCCTGAAGGAGCATCACATGCGCCGTACCGAGGCGTTGAAGGCCATCACCCGTGTCCTCAAGCAGCCCGTCGAGAACGTGACCGCCGCTGACCTGATCTACGGGCGCGCGCTGGCCCACATCGAGGACCCTGCCGCGCAGGACGTCAAACCGTGGGCCATGCAGGTCGACATGCTCGCGCTGAAGATCGCCGCGCAACTCCCCCTTGACGACGACCGGAGCCCGCTCGCCCGCGCCGAGGACGCCAAGCGCGCCCGGGACATCGTCGGCGAGGTCGAGGCCCTCAACTCCGGCTACACCGCGCTCACGAAGGCCTCCTGGTATCCGGCCCGGCCCGGTGACATGGTCCACGTCCACTACGAGCAGGCCGGTGAGATGGCCGCGTTCGGCGAGACGTACCTCGTCTCCGCCGGATCCGGCGGGTTCCTGTCCATGCAGCTGCTCGCCCACACCCTGCCCGAGGACACCGAGTTCCTCGACGGCATGGTCGGCTGCTTCGCCGTCGACGACGACCCCGAGCCGCTCACCGAGCTGTGGATGGAGGCCGGGCCGCACCGGCTGACCATCGTCCGCGACGGCCGCCCCGTCCACATCGGGAGTGGCGCATGAACGCCGCCGACCTGCACGCCGAGGCGCACCGGCTGAAGGCCGAGCTCGGCTACGGCGCGCGCCGTATTGCGAAGGAACTCGGGATCACCCGCTACGCCGCCGAGCAGATGTTGAAGCAGCCTTTCCCTGCGAAGGCTCGCGATGCACGGCTGGAAGCGGTCATCGGGGCTGTTGTGGGCACCGTCCCGTACGCGGTGGAGACGGACACGGTGGTGACTGTCGAACACCGCTACAGGCAGGGTGACCGGCACGCGTGTGACACCTGGACGGGCAGCGTCGAGCGGCTGGCCGAGCGGATCGTAGCCGCGCTCGACGAGGCGCCCTCACCCGAGGGGCCGAAGGGCCTGCTGGTGGACGTGCCCCGGCTCGTTGTCGAGCTGCGCGGCCCGGTCAGCCAGGACCAGGTGCGCCGCATCACCACGGGCCTCGCGGCGATGATCCGCCCTGCCGAGGGGGTGGCGCGGTGACGCGGGCGGACCGGCGCACGCTGGTGCGCCAGCTTGCCGGGGAGGGCCTGAGCCGGCGTGCCATCGCCAAGCGGCTCAATGTCAGCAAGGACACGGTGCGCCGCGACCTCGACGCAACCGCCCAGGACAACACGCCGGACAACACGCCGGACAGTGCGCCGGGCAGTGCGCCGGTCATTGATCCGCCTGAGCCGCCTGCGCCGCAGGCCGCAGGGGGTGACCTGCCGGACACTGCGCCGGACAGCGCGCCGGACACTGCGCCGGTCGTTGAGCCGCCTGCGCCGCAGGGTGCGCCGGTGGCGCAGGTACCCGATCCGCATGCGGGTATCGAGGTGAGCCGGTGCGCCGGTCTGCGCCGCGACCTGGCGCTGCTGGCGCAGACGGGGAAGTCCCCGCAGGCGCTGGTCTACCAGGCGGTTATCGCGATGGCGCACGCCTACCGCCTGGCCCGGGCCCGCGGCGATGTGGCGCCCGGGGTGCCGTTCACCGTGCACTCGATGCGGCTTGCGCCGCTGCCCCACCGCGCCGGGCCCGCCGGGCCCGCGGAGGCGGGCTGATGTGCGGGAGGCGGCCGGTGGCGGTCCGTGCCGGGGCCGTGCTGGTGGCGGCGCTTGTGCTGGTGGCCGCGCTCGCTCTGGCCGCGTCCTGCAGCGGGCCGCCTCCGGCTGTGCGGCCGTGGCCCAGCCCGGCCCCCGCCCCGGCCGCGGGCGGGTAGCGGTGGCCGCCAAGGCGTGGCCGCCCGCAGGCCTGCATGGGCTGTGGGCGGTTGCCGACTACCGGCCCCCCTACGGCTGGATACGGCGCCCGTACGCCCGGCTGACCTGCCCGCACGGCTGCTTCCTGGAGTGCTCCGGTGAGGCGGCCGAGGTGGCCCGCTTCGTCGCCGCCGCCCACTTCGTCCACGCCCGGCGCTGCCCGGGCCCGAGAGAGGACAACCCTCATGGCTGAACGGCCGATCCCGACACCCGCAGACCTGGCACGCCGCCGCGCCCCGGCCCCGGCCCCGGCGGCCCCGGTCCCGCCCGTCCCGTACACCCCCGCCGCCTGGGAGCGGGCCGTGCTGGCCTGCGGCCTGGACGCCCCGGCCAAGGCCCTGGCGTTCGCGCTCGCGGCCCGCGCGGACTCCTCGGGCCGCATCCCCCAGGGCCTGTGCCCGCCGCCGGACCGTCTGCGCGAGGAAGCGGGCCTGACCCAGCCTCAGCTGACGCGGGCGTTCGAGGCCCTGCACGTGTCCCGGCTCATTGCCCGCCCGGCCCGGCGCAGCTGGGGCCCGGGCCGGGGACGGCGTCCCATCCACCTGACCGTCCCCGCCGGCGCCACGGTGCGCAGCGAGCCTCCCCATAGCGGCGGTGCGTCATGAGCACCTGCCCCGAGCAGTTACCGCTGCTCCCCGCCGATCCGCCGCGCTGGGGCGGCCCGGCCGCTGTGCCGTGCGATCCGATCACGACGTCGGGCCGCACCGAGTACACGGTCCGCTGCACCGGCCCCGGCGGCTGCGGCCAGAACCACCGCCACACCGGGCCCGGCATCCGCCGCGGCCCGTGCGGCGCCACCTACACCGTCCCCGACGCCATCGATGAGGAGTCCCCGCCGTGAGCAAGTCCCGCACGCCGAAGAACCGTTCGGCACGCACCAGGAAGCGCGCCCGCCAGGAGGCCGCGCGTGCCGCCCGCACCGTCCAGCCTCCCGGCGGTGCGGCGGGGCCCGAGGGATCGGCGCTGTGGCTGATGCGGCCGCCGTACAGCGGCTACGAGAGCTGGATCACCCTCACCCCGTCCAACAGCGTTCCCGAGGGGGCGCAGGAGGGCCTGGACGGCGAACTCGCCGACGTCTACGGCACGGTGCGGCGCCTGGCCCCCTTGTACGAGTACTCGGTGCCCATGGCCGCGCTCACCCTGGAGCGGCTCATCCGCCGCGGGCTGCTGCCCCTGGCCACCCCCGGCACGGCCGACCTGGTGTCCCTCGTCCCGCTGGCCGACCTGGTCGCGGTCTGCGCGGCCGACGAGGTCCTCGCCCGCGCGCCCGAGGGCCTGGACGCGCTGCTGCACGAACTCCACGCCCACGGCGCCCTGGTCGTCGACGACGACCACGTCATCCGCCTGGCCGCGCTGGTCTGACATGCCGTTCCTGCCCGCGCCCGCCCCCGAGCCCCGCCACAGTGGCGGGGCCGGAGGTGCTGGCCCGGCAGGAACGGTTCCCCTGTGGCACGCCCAGAAGATCGCCCTGCCCAAACGGGTGTGGGGCAGCGGCCACTACTCGCCCGGCGCCGTCCGCTACCGCGCCCAGCTCGCCGCGCTCGACATGCGCCGGCAGCGCTGCCGTGCGGGCGTGGCCACGCTGGCCGCGATGCTCGGCGACTCCAAGCGCACCGCCGAGCGCTACCTCGCCGAGCTCGCCGCGCCCGGCCCCGACGGCGTGCCCGAGACCGACGTCATCCGCCACACCGACCCCGGCGGCCGCGGCACCACCGCCGAGCGCCGCGTCCGCCCCCTCGGCAAGGCCGAGCACTTCGCCTACGTCGACGTCTGCGCCTGCAAGGCACTGCGCCCGACCCAGTTCGTCCTGTACTGCGCCCTGGCCTACGCCGACGCCATGCACATCCCCGCCACCGCCTCCGAGCTCGCCGCGCTCCTGGGCGTCAGCGAGCGCACCGTACGGCGTCTCCTCGACGCGCTGGACGCCCTCGGCTGGATCACCCTCGGGCGCCGCGCCGGATACCAGGGACGCCACGTGATCACCGTCAACGGCTGCCCCGGCCACGGCACATCCCCGGCGCCGAGTCCGGACACCAATGGCGGATCGGGTCCGGACACCAGTGGCGGATCCCTCGCGATCAAGGAAGACACTCAACTGACTGACGGGAGAAGCACGCCCGAGCGTGGTTCCTTCCGCCGTAGGCGAGATGACGGTAGTTACGGGCCCGCCCCTGTGGATACCTGCGGTAACACCCCTCGGGTGCCTGCAGCGCTCCGCGGCCGTGTGCGCCCCGCAGCGCGCCCCGCGTACGCCGGGCCGCCCCTGACGCTCAGCCCGCGCGTCTGGGCCGTCCTGGACCCCGTCAGGGATCTCCTGCCCGCCTGCACGCCGTTCACCGTCCGGCGCATCGCCCGCGAGGTCGGCCGCCAGCTCGACACGGGCGTCTTCGCCGAGGACATCCGCGACCAGCTCACCCGGATGCGCGCCCAGACCCACACCATCCACGACCCCGGCCGGTGGATCCTCGGCGCCGCCCTGCCCGCACGCCCCGGCCCCTGCAACACCGCCGACTGCTACCGCGGCTACCAGCGCCACACCGGCACCCCCTGCAAAGCCTGCGCCGAACTCACCGCCGCCCGCCTGCGCGCCGCCCGGCCACCGCACACCAGCGCCTGGCACGAGTGCAACCAGTGCCGCGCCCCCGCACACACGCCCTCCCCGTACGGCCTCTGCGCCGCCTGCCAGCCCACCGGCACCTGAAAGGAGAACCCGCCATGCCCTACCCCACCCCACGCCCGGCCGCCCCCAACGGGCCCGGAACCTGCGCCAGATGCCTCCAGCCGGTCATCTGGTGCGTCAACGCCAACCAGAACACCCAGGCCGTCGACCGCGCCCGCAACCCCGAGGGCAACCAGGCCGTGCGCCAGGACGGCACCGGCCGCTGGCTCACCCGCCAGCTCACCAAGGAACGCCCCACCCCCGAGCACGACGAGCAGCTGCACATGCCCCACCACGCCACCTGCCCCGTCCCCGCGCCCCGCCAGCCCCGCCGCTCCGGCCCCCGCAGCCGCCACGGCGTACGGCCCGTCAGGTGGCAGCGATGAACGCCCCCCGCCTCCTCGGCCTCCTCCTGCCCGCCCTGTACCTCGCCGCAGCCCTCGCTTTGACCGCCCACCACCTCCTGCACCGCATACGGAACCGCCGATGACCCTCGACCACACCCTCAGCACCCTCACCGCCGCCGTCCTCCTCGGCGCGCTCCTGGCCGTCGTCATCCTCGCCGCGACCGCCTACAACACCGTCTGCCACGCCCTCGACACCCACACCGACCGCCGCGCCCGCCGCGCCGCCCGCACACGCCACACCCGCACCCGGACCGCCTTCGACACCGAAGTCGAGGACACCGTGACCACCGCCCTCAACAACGCCTGCTGCGAAACCTGGTGGACCTCATGCGGCTTCCACCACGACCCCACCTGCCCCCACCACACCCACCGGAGTGCCCCGTGACCGGCCAATGGACCGACGACGACTGGAACACCGACCTCGAAGACCCCGCGGACGTCCGCGCGTTCTGGGCCGCTCTCGCCGCCGAACACCCCACCGGCACGAACAGCGAACCCCGGTGCACCTGCACGTACGGCCAACGCTGCCCCAACTGCCGCGACTGACACCAGCCGAGAGCCCCGCGCGCGCCTGCGAACGCGCGCGCGGAACGCAGGCGCACGCACGCGCACGCACGCGCACGCGAGACACCCACCCCTACCCGCCAGTACAAGTGACCTCCGCCCACCGACGGGAGACCCGCCCCATGTCCACCTTCAAGATCATCAAGCCTGACGACGAGTTCATCGTGCAGAACTCCGGCACACAGATCACCGACACCGCGGTCTGCGCACACGGGCAGGCCGCCGCCCTGCTCGTCCTCTTCGGCTACAACCGCTCGCAGCGCGGCCACACCCGCCGCCTCGACGCCCTGATGCCCCGCTGCGTCCTCGCCGAACTCCTCGGCTCCGTACAGGCCCAGATCCTCCGCCACGAAGGCGAGGACGCCCTGCAGCAATTCCGCGCCGAGATCGACGCCCACACCCAGACAGCGGCCCGCGACCTCGAAGAACTCCACACCCAGCGCCGCGACTGCTGCGAAGCCGGCTTCCGCACCAACGGCACCGAACACACCTGCGGCCGCAACCCCCAGGAAGGCCCCACCCCGTGACCGACACCGTCTGGATCCGCTCCGCCACCAACCCCGCCGACGGCCGCGCAGCCTGCCTCCTCCAATGGGGACCCGTCCACGCGCTCCTGGAGCCCGACACCGTCCTGAACACCGCCCGCGACCTCATGGCGGCCGCCGCCCACGCCGAGTCCGACATCGCCCTCATCCGCGTCTTCCGCACCCGTCTCAAGCTCGACATGACCACGATCGGCCACATGGTCCGCGCCATCCGCGCCGAACGCCCCGCCCCCACAGGCAAGACCGCACTGCGCATCGAAGCCGTCGCCGGCGCGAAGACCGGACTGCCCTACGTCCACGTCGCCCGCGGCTCCATGAAGGGCGAACTCAGCCCCGACGAAGCCCGCGCCATGGCCGGACACTGGACCCAGGCCGCCGTCGCCGCGCAGATCGACGTACGCCTGCGCTACGTCCTCGGCGAATACCCCCAGCTCACCCCCCACGACATCGGCAGCATCTTCAGCCAGCTGCAGGAGGTGCAGCGATGAGCGCCGAGCCGATGCCGATCAACATGCTTCAGTTCTCCCGGGACCTTGCACACCTCGAAGAGGTCCTCACACAGGCGGCATACTCCATTGGCCCGAACGGATTCGAACGATCGGCGAAGGCAGCCAGCTATCTGACCCTGCTGCGGGCATTGACCGATGGCGCCGAGCCGGTCCCCGCGATCGCGGAGGCGCTCCGCGTCTACAAGGAAGTCCGACAGCAGAAGTACGAAATTTGGGCGAGCCGCGCAGAGTTGGAGAAGGAACGACACGAGCGGCTCATGGCCGAGGAAGAGATCACACGCAAAGTCGAGTGTCCGTATTGCGGTGCAGCGCCACAGACCAGCTGCCGATCCGTTGGGTCGAGCCGGTCGGTTAGGACCGAGAGTCACAGAGGCCGGTATCGGCTCGCGCGGGGCCTCGATGACAAGATCTGGAAGGGGCAGAAGCCGTGAACGCCTGCGCCGTCTGCCGCCGCAGCACCGACCCCGGCCTGCACGCCTGCCCACGCCACACAGCCGAGCTCCGCGCCTGGCTCGCCGAACTCCCCCACCAGGCCGAACTCCTGGAGGAGTTCCTCACCCCCGCAGCCAGGCCCGCCGCCGGCCGCATCGGAGGCACCGGCCGAGCCCACAGCCCCGCCCCCGCCGACCTCCGCGCCCTGGCCCTCCTCGGACCCGGCCACGCCGACCCTCACGGCCCCGACGACGACGGCACCATCCCCATCCGCGCCCTCCTCGACGCCTGGGCCGGATACATCGCCTACACCTACCCCGCCGTCCACCGCGACCCCCACGGCACCCAGCACACCGCACCCTGCCGCCAGGCCCTGCCCCGCCACGGCGCCACCATCACCGGCTGGTGCACCTGGCTCACCGCCTACCTCCCCTACGCCCTCACCCACCCCTGGATCGGCGAACTCCACCGCCAGCTCGGCGACCTCACCGCCCGCATCCACGACCTCACCCACACCACCCCCCGCGAGCACCACATGGACGCCCCCTGCCCCGCCTGCGGCACCTTCCGCCTCGTCACCGCCGGTGAGGACATCACCTGCCACGCCTGCGGCCACCACCTCACCCGCACCGAGTACGACGACCACACCAAACACGTCCTTGAGGCGCACACGGCCCCCGCCGGATGAACAGCCGCACAGCCACCACGGCGCTCCTGCTGGACAAGATCCCTCACTTAGCGCAACACTCATGCCAACGGCACACGTGTGCCCACCCCCTGACTCCCACTAAGGGGTGACGCCAAGGGATGGGGAGCCGGACCGGCCCAAGGGCCCATGAACCGGCAAGGCTGCCGCAAGCCTGAAGAGCGGCCCCTGTCACCCCGACCTCACAGAAGCTGCGGCCCCCGGACCCCTTGGTCCGGGGGCCGCAGCACACCCCGGGAGGTGACCGGCCGTGACCGAGGAGCTCTACACCGCCCCCGAAGCCGCCGAACTCGCCACCACCTGGCGCCGCATCGTCTCCGCCGGCGCCGCAGCCGTCACCGCCACAACCATCCGCTCCTGGGCCCACCGCGGACACCTCCACGCCGCAGGCATCGACGAGACCGGCCGCGCCCTCTACACCCGCACCGGCATCGCCCTCGCCGAAAGAGCCACCCGCGCCCGCGCACTACGCCTCGTCGGCATCAGCACTCACTAGCCCCCGCTGCCCGGGCCGTACGGCACACGCCCAGAGCGCCGTACGGAACAGCGCCCGGGCAGCGGGCCACGGCCTACAGGCTGTCCAGGATCTTCCCCCGCCGGTCCCGGTACTCCTCATCCGTGATCGCCCCCGACGCACGCAGCTGATCCAGCGTCTGCAGCCGCGCCTCGACACTCTGAGCACCCGCCGCGGCAGGGACCGCAGCCGGGGCGGCCGGCGCACCGCCCGATTCCAGGTCCGCGAGCCGCGCCCGCAGCGCGTCAGCGAGCGCCTTGCCCGCGTCCTTCGGCATCTGCTTGATCTCAGCCTTGTTGCCCGACGCGAACACCGTCAGCGTCCCCATGAGCATGCCGCCCGACCACTGCACCGAGCTGATCCGCCCGTACGGGAAGTCCTCCAGCTGCTGCGACATCACACCGTGCTTCAGGAAGATCAGCCGCTTGTTCGTCATAGCGACCAGCCCGTTGCCCTTCCCATACACGCCAGTCGCGAGCATCTGAACCGTCTCGCCCTCCCACAGCACTTCAGGCAGACGCTGGATCTCCCGCTTCGAACCCAGCGTGCTCTGCAGCTGCTCGGCAGCCGCGTCGATGTCTGGCCGTACGTCGAACTTCGCCATCAGGAACCTCACTTCACCAGGGCCGGTGTCAACGCGGCCTGTGTGGGGCCAGCACCGCGGGTACACGTGGGGGAGGTCCTGAGCGTATCGGGGCCACCGCCATCCGAACCCCCTGATCGGCGCAAGACCACCCAGGGCCGGGTGGAAGAAAGAGCGTCGCCCGGGTGACCTGAACACCTGGGCGACGCTCCCCCGCAGGAGGTGAGCCCGCCATGCCCTCCCGCGCCCCACGGCCCTGCACCACAGGCAGCTGCCCCGGCACCCCCGTCAAGGGATCCGCCAAGTGCGCCGAGTGCCTGGCCCGCTCACGACGTGACCGCCCCTCAGCCCAAGCCCAGGGCTACGACGCAGAGCACCGCGACCGCTTCCGTGCAGCCGTCCTCGCCCGCGACCCGGCCTGCGTATGCACCGACGAGGGACACAAGCACGGCAGCCCGTGCGGCGCCCGCAGCGAACACGCCGACCACTACCCGCTGTCCAAGCGCGAGCTCCGCAAGCGTGGCCTGGACGAGCACCACCCGAACTACGGCCGCGGCCTGTGCGCCAGCTGCCACGCCCGGGCCACCGGCCGGCACCAGCCCGCCGGCTGGGCAGCCACCCCCCGCGAACCCGACACCCCTCCGTACTGACGCAGCGTGACTGCCGGCCGGGGGAGGGGGCTGGAAATTTCTGGGGGTGGGGACCCGCGGAACGCGGGGGGGAGCCGGGGCTCGTGCTGACAGGTTTCCGGATCCGCCGTACCGGGGGCAGTTGACCTAACACTGCGTGACCACGGAGGTGATCATGGGGAAGCGTGGACCGGCGCCGAAGCCGACGCAGCTGCGGGTGCTGCACGGTGACCGCAAGGACCGGATCAACACCGACGAGCCGGCCCCGTCCGCCGGCGAGGTCGTCCCGCCCGAGTGGCTCGGCGCCGAGGCCCTCGACGTCTGGGAGGAGTACGCCCCCGACCTGGAGGCCAAGCGGGTGCTCACGTCCTGGGACGTGGAGGCGTTCGCGGCGTGGTGCGACGCGGTGGCCCGCCGGCGGGACGCTGCCCGCCACGTCGAGGAGGAGGGCGCGGTGGTGGAGCATCCGGTGTTCAACAAGAACGGCGACCAGACCGGGGTGCGGATGGGCAAGAACGCGTGGCTGCTGGCGCTGGATACGGCCGATGCGCAGGTCCGCGCCTACGGTGCCCGCTTCGGTCTCACCCCGTCCGACCGCGCGAGCCTGAAGATCCCGAACGAGGGCGAGGGGCTGGGGGCCGAGCGGCTGCTGTCCTGATCCCGGGAGGGTGCCATGGCTACCGGAGCCACGACACGGCGCCCGGCCCGCAGCAAGGCCGCGACGCGGCCCGCACGCACGACCCGGCGGCGGGTGCTGAAGGTCGACCACCACAAGCGGTGGCGGCCGGCCTCCCGCCGCGGCGGGGTGTGCGGGTACACCCTCGACGGCAAGACGTGCACGAAGCGGGGCGCGCACTACTGCGAGCCGCGCGCGGACCGTGTCGTGCGGTTCTTCGCCGAGCTGCTGGTGCACCCGGCTGGAGCGTTCGCCGGCACGCGGTTCGAGCTCGCGGCGTGGCAGGAGCACGAGATCATCCGGCCGCTGTTCGGTGAGGTGGTCTGGTCGGAGCAGTGGGGCCGGTACGTGCGCCGGTACACCCGCGCGACGATCGTGATGGCCCGCAAGAACGGCAAGTCCGCGCTGCTGTCGGGGATTGCGCTGTACATGCTGTGCGGGGACGGCGAGGAGTCCGCGGAGGTGTACTGCGCGGCGGCGAACACCCGGCAGGCGGGCAAGGTGTTCGAGCCTGCGGTGAAGATGGTCCGCAAGTCGCCGGTGCTGTCGAAGCGGCTGAAGCACATCAAGAACGTGCGGCGCCTGGTGGACGAGAAGACCGGCAGCCACTACGAGGCGATCCCGTCCGACGCCGACAACGAACTCGGGCACTCGCCGCACTGTTTCATCCTGGACGAGGTTCTCTCGCAGCCGGACGACACGCTGTGGAAGGCGATGGTCACGGGTGCGGGTGCGCGGACGCAGCCGCTGATGCTGGCGATCACCACGGAGACCACCGATCAGGCGTCGTTCGGGGCGGACTTCATCGACGAGGCCGACCGGGTCATGGAGGACCCGGCCCGGACTCCGCACCATTTCGCGTTCGTGCGGAAGATGCCCCGCACCGTGGAGGATCTGGAGCGGCTCGCGCGGCTGTTCCCGGCCCGGCCGGAGCTGCCGGTGTCCACCGACCCGTGGGACGAACGGAACTGGGCCTGGCCCAATCCCGCCCTGGGGACGTTCCTGGCGGTGCAGGCGCTGCGCGAGGACGCGATCGAGGCCCGCACGGACCGGTCGAAGTTCAACGGGTTCCTGCAGTTCCGCCTCAACCAGCGCGTGAGCCAGGTGACGCGCTGGCTGTCGATGGATCTGTGGGACGCGCGGGCCGGGGAGATCGCCCCCACCCCGGACTGGGTGCGCGGGCGGCTGAAGGGCGAGCGCTGCTGGGGCGGCCTGGACCTGTCGTCCAAGCTGGACATGACCTCGCTCGCCTGGGTCTTCCCCGACGGGTCGGTGCTGTGGCGGTTCTGGCTGCCCGAGTCGATGATCGAGCCGCTCGACGAGCACACCAACGGCCGGATCTCTCAGTGGGTGGAGGCGGGCTGGATCACCGCCACCGAGGGCGACACGATCGACTACGAGCGGATCTACGACGACGTCGCCCAGGATCACAAGGACTTCCGGATCGTCGATATCACCTACGACAAATGGAGCGGTGAGCCGGTACGGCAGGCGATCGTGAAGCGGACCCGGCTGAAGATGGTCGAGTCCGACACCACGTATCTGCGGATGACGGCGCCGATGGGTGAGCTGATGCGGCGCCTGAAGGCGGACGAGATCCGCCACTTCGGGAATCCGGTCGCCCGGTGGATGGCCGACGTTGTCGAGAAGAAGTCTCCGCGCGATGACCCGGACCGGCAGCGGCCGGTGAAGCCGGACCGCGACAAGACCGGCAAGAGGATCGACGGCATTCCCGCCCTGCTGTTCGCGCTGGACGGCGCGATGCGCGGCCTGCCCAAGCCGTCCGTGTACGAGAGCCAGGGCATGGCCCTGTAACCGGAAGGGGGCTCGCCGTGGACCGGTGGGACGTGATGGCCCTGTGCGGGATCGTGCTGCTCGGCGCGGGCCTGTGCTTGCTCGCCCCGTGGCTCGGCCTGACCGTGACCGGGCTCGTACTCCTCGCCCTCGGCCTGTCCGGGTCCATCGCCGCGGAGCGGGCCTCGGCCCGCCAGGCCCTGATCGACGCCAGGGAAAGGCAGGTGCGCTGATGGGGTTCCTGCGTTCCGCGGTACGGTCCGTGGCCCGCGCTTCGGCCGGCCCTCTGTCCTCGATCGCCACCCCCGAGAAGTGGGTGGAGGAGTGGTGGTCGGGCGGGTCGGTGAACTCCGCGGGTGTGCGCGTCGACCAGGAGACGGCGCTGATGTACGCGCCGTTCTTCGCCGGGGTGCGGGTCATCGCCGAGGACCTGGGTCTGCTGCCGCTGCACCTGTATGAGCGGCTGGAGCGGGGCAAGCGGCGGGCCACCGAGCATCCGCTGTATGCGCTGTTGAAGGACGCGCCGAATCCGATGATGGGCGCGATGGCCTTCAAGGAGGCCCTGCAGGGGCACGCCATCACGTGGGGCCGCGGTGTCGCCTACGTCGTCGCCGACGAGCGCACGGGCGTGGTGAAGGAGCTGTGGCCGCTGCGCCCGGACCGGGTGCACATCAAGGTCCGGAACATGGGCAAGGGGCGCATCGAGCGGTGGGTGCAGTACCGCGACGACGTCAACGGCATCTACGCCAACCTCGCCCCGGGCGAGTACCTGTGCATCAACGGGCTCGGCGACGACGGCGTGACCGGCTACTCCGTGGTGGAGCTCGCCGCGAACTCGATCGGGCTGGGCCTGGCCACCGAGCACTACGGCGCCAAGACGTTCTCCAACGGGGCCGCCCCGGCGGGCGCCCTCAGCCACCCGGACAACCTCTCGCCCGAGGCCCGCAAGCGGATGGCGGACGACTGGGAGAACATCCACCGCGGCATCGACCGCGCCCACCGGGTGGCGATCCTGGAGGAGGGTGTGACCTGGCAGCAGGTCGGACTGCCCAATGACGCCAACCAGTTCCTGGAGACCCGCAAGTTGCAGGTCACCGACATGGCGCGCTGGCTGCGGCTGCCCCCGCACAAGATCGGCGACCTGGAGCGTGCGACGTTCTCGAACATTGAGGAGCAGCAGCTCGACTACGTCTCCTCGGCGCTGAGTGCGTGGCTGACGCGGTGGGAGCAGGCCGTCCTCACGCAGCTGATGCTCCCGGAGGAGCGGGCCAGGTACTTCCCCGAGCACCTGGTCGACGCGCTGCTGCGCGGCAACAGCGCAGCCCGGTACGCGGCCTACGCCATCGGCCGCCAGTGGGGATGGCTGTCGGCGAACGACGTCCGCGAGCGGGAGAACATGAACCCGGTCGAGGGCGGCGATGCCTACCTGATCCCCCTCAACATGATCCCCGCCGGGCGGGGTGACGCCCCGGCCCCCGAGGCGGACGAGGAGGCCCGCCAGGCGGTGCGCCGGTATGCGCGGCTGCTGCGCGGCCGCGGGGTCGCCGCCCGGGACCGGATCGCCGAGGCGTGGGCGCCGAAGATCGAGGAGGCCGATCAGGAGATCGCCGACCTGGAACGGGAGAAGGTCGGCGCCCTCGTCGAGAAGCACCTCGACACCGGCGATGGCCGTGCCCGGTCGGCGCCGGCGTTTCTGGCCGCGCTGTCCGTGCTGTACGGCGCGGACGGGCCGATCGCGCAGGCGATGACGTCGCTGTGGCTGCCGGTCATGACGGGGTTCGCGGCGGACGTCGCCGAGGACGCCGCCGAGGAAGTCGGCCACACGGAGAAGGTGGACCTGTCGGTGTGGGCGCGCGCCTACACCGAGTCCCACGTCGCCTACCGCACGGCGACCTCGTTCGGCGGGCTGCGCAACCGGGCCGAGGACGCCGACAGCCAGGAGGACGCCGCGACCGCGGTCGTGGATCTGCTGGTGAAGTGGCAGGAGGAGCGGCCCGCGCAGACCGCCCGCTGGGAAGCGTCTCAGCTGCCCAACGCGGCGGCGCGCGAGACGTGGAAAGAGGCCGGGGTCCGAAAGCTGAAGTGGGTGGCGCGCGGGTCGAAGACCTGCCCGTACTGCACCAAGCTCGACGGCCGCACCGTCGGCATCGAGACCCCGTTCATCGCCAAGGGCGACGAGGTCGAGGGCGAGGACGGCGAGGCCCTCAAGGCCAAGCGGAACACCTTCCACCCGCCCGTGCACGCGGGCTGTGACTGCGAGGTGATCCCCGTTGTCGACGACTGATGAGCCGTCCGCCGAGTACGTGCGCGGGTGGCGCGACGGCTACGCGCAGGGCCGCGACGACGAGGCCGCAGGCGCCGACCTGCGCGACGGCCCGCCCGGACCGAGGCAACGCCGGCAGCAGGCCGGGCTGCGTGACCGGCAGATACGACACCCCGGGAGGGACCGATGAAGGGACAGCGCCACTATGTCCGCGGCTACGTCCAGCGCGCCGACGACGACGGCGGCGGCGGCTCGGCAGGCAAGGCCCTGAGGATCGTGGCCGCCACCGCGGGCCGCAAGGACGACGGCCTCAACCTCACGATGGAGGGCGCCCGCCTGGAGCGGTTCGAGGCCAACCCGGTGGTCGGCTACGGGCATTCGTTCTGGGGCCGCGACGGCCTGCCGATCGGCCGGTCCGACAAGACGTGGATCGACGGCGACCGGCTGATGATGGACGTCCTGTTCGACCAGGGCGACGAGTTCGCCCGCAAGGTCGAGGACAAGTACCGCGGCGGCTTCATGAACGCCTTCTCCATCGGCTTCTCCGCCTGGAACATCGGCGACGACGGCACCCCCGAGGGCTGGGAGCTGTTCGAGGTGTCCGCGGTCCCGCTGCCCATGGACCCCAACGCCGTCGTCGAGTCCGGCCGCGACAGCCAGCTCGCCCTCGTGCGCGGCCTGGTCGCCGATCTCCCGGACGCCGAGGCGTTCGCCCAGGCCGTCATGGCCCACCTCGACGCCCTCCAGACGGGCGGCACCGGGCGCGCGGGCGCGGTGCTGTCGAAGAAGAACAAGACCCTCGTGCAGAACGCCCGCGATGCGCTGACCGAACTCCTCGACGCGGCCGGCGGCCCGGACGAGGCCGACGACGACGAGGCCCGTGCCCGCCGTGAGCAGCGCCTGCTGCGTCTGGCGGGCCTGCGCGCCGCCAACTGACTTCCGCCCCCGCACGCGGGCGGCACCACCCACACCCGGAAGGGGTCGGAAATGACAGCCCTGAAGATCCGCGAGCTGAAGGCCAAGCGCGCCCAGCTCGGCCACGAGGCCACGGCGATCATGCAGGAGGCGACGGACGCGAACCGCGCCATGACGCCGGAGGAAGAGACCAAGTTCGACAAGGTGATGGACGAGCGGGACAAGCTCGACGCCACCATCGCGCGCGCCGAGCGGCTCCTGGACGACGAACGCAACACCATCGACGACATCCCCGACGACCGCCGCGGCGGCGGCGAGGAAGCCGCCAGGGCCGCGCTGCGCACCTACGTCCTCGGCGGCCGTGGCGCTCTCACCCCCGAGCAGGCGCGCGCGCTGAACGCGGGCAACGACCCCGAGGGCGGCTACCTCCTGCCGCCGATGCAGTGGATCAAGGAACTGATCAAGGCCGTCGACGACGCCGTCCCGCTGCGGGGCCTGGCCACCGTGCACCAGCTGACGGCCACCGACTCGCTCGGTGTGCCGACCCTGGACACCGACCTGGGCGACGCCGAGTGGACGTCCGAGATCGGCACCGGCAGCCAGGACGACGCGCTGCGCGTGGGCAAGCGGGAGCTGTCTCCCAACCCGATCGCCAAGCGCGTCAAGATCAGCCGGAAGCTGCTGCGGCTGACGAGCGGCAACGCCGAGGACCTGGTCCGTGAGCGCCTGACCTACAAGTTCGGCGTCACGCAGGAGAAGGCGTTCATGACGGGCGACGGCAACAAGAAGCCGCTCGGCCTGTTCACCGCCTCCGACGACGGCATCCCCACCAGCCGGGACGTCAACTCCGGCAGCGCGACCGGGTTCACCGGCAACGGGCTGATCGACGCCAAGTACACGCTGAAGGCGGCGTACTGGCCGCGGGCGAGGTGGCTGTTCCACCGCGACGCGCTCAAGGTCATCCGGAAGCTGAAGACGACGACCGACGAGCAGTACATCTGGCAGCCCGGCCTCGCCGCGGACCGCCCCGACACCATCCTCGACGTCCCCTACGTCGTCTCGGAGTTCGTGCCGAACACGTTCACGGACGGCCTGTACGGCGGCATGATCGCCGACTTCAAGAACTACTGGATCGCCGAGTCCCTCTCCCTGGAGATCCAGCGCCTGGTGGAGCTGTACGCCGAGACGAACCAGGTCGGGTTCATCGGGCGCCAGGAGCTGGACGGCATGCCCGTCCTCGCCGAGGCGTTCGTCCGCATCAAGTGCGCAACCTGAGCCGCCGCGTCGTCCTTGACCCGCCCCAGACCAGAAGGGAAGTCCCGGCATGAGCCGCGACCTGAAGAACAACGTCTCCGCGGTGCAGTCCCTCGCACCCGCCGCACGGACCGCGGCCGCCGACGGCGCCGCGGTGGACCTGGCCAACTATGGCAGCGCCACGGTCATCATCGACGTCGGCACCGCCGCCGGCACCAACCCCTCGTTCACCTTCGAGGTCCAGGAATCCGACACCACCACGAGCGGTGACTTCACCGCGGTGGCGGACGCCGACCTGGACGGCACCGAGCCGGTCGTCACCACGGCCAACGACGTGGCCGTGTACGAGATCGGCTACCGCGGAACCAAGCGGTACCTGCGGGTGACGATCGAAACGGTCGGCGGCACCGACACGCCCACCCTGCCCTGCACGGGCCTGGTCCTGCGCGGCTCCCCGCGTGTGGCCCCGAAGTAAGGGGGCGGCCAGGTGCGACGCGTGACGATGAAGACCCTGTACGCCGGGCCTACCCGGTCCGTGCAGGCCGGGCAGACGGCCGAGTTCGACGACGCCGAGGCGGAGGCCCTGGTGTCCGGCGGCTACGGCGTCTACGAGGGGGACGCACGCCCCGAGCCTCGGTCCACGGCCGGGCCGAAGACGGACCCCGGGGACAAGCCGCTGGAGAAGATGACCGTCGACCAGCTCAAGGCCTACGCCGACGAGCACGACATCTCACTGCCCCCGGACGGCCGCAAGGCCGATCTGGTGGCTGCTATCGAGGCCGCCCAGCAGGGCCAGGAGTGAGCTGGGGGGTGGGGTGCCGTGGCTGCTGCCACCGCCAATGAGCTGCGGCTGTTCCTGCGGCACCCGGCCGCGTTCACCGCCGACGAGACCGCGCAGGCCGAGCTGCTCATCTCGCTCGCCGAGGGCGAGATCGAGGACGTCACCGGGCAGTCCCTGGAACTGGCCACGGACACGGTCGTGCTGGACTCCCCCACCCGCCAGGACCCGTGGCCGCACGCCCCGGGGACCGGCTCGCACAAGTTGGTCCTGCCGCGCTGGCCGGTCACGGCCGTCGCCTCGGTCACGATCCTGAACGACGACGAGGATGACGAGGTCCTCGTCTTCGGCAAGGACCACGACTACACGTGGTCCGCGGACGGCACCCTGACCCGCGTGAACAGCTGGTGGCCGACGTGGGACCAGTCGGTCCAGGTCGTCTACACCGCAGGCCACAGCCCCTACCCCGTGGGGGCGAAGCGGATCGTGCTGCGGATGGCGGCCGCCGCGTGGGGCAACCCCATGCTGCTGGCCTCGGAGTCCCTCGGCGACCACTCCCGGTCGTTCTCGGCGGAGGCTCTGGGCATGTCGCTGTCGGACAAAGACCGCAAGCTGCTCGGCCTGTACAGGGCGCGGACATGATCGGGCACTGGCTCAACCGGCAGCTGCAGGTGTGGCGGCGGACGGCCGTGGACGACGGCTACGGCGGGCAGACCTCCACCCGCGTGCGGCAGCCGGACGACGTGCGCGCCAAGGTCGACCAGCCGTCCGCCACCGAGCGGCTCCTGGCCGCGCAGACCAACAGCCACCACACCCACAGCATCTACCTGATGCCGGACGCCGACGTGCGCCGCGGCGACGAGCTGCACGACGAGTCGACGGGCCAGCAGTGGCGGGTCCTCGCCGTCGTCGCCCCGTCCACCGCCCGCTACCGCAAGGCCGACGCCGAACTGATCCAAGGAGAAGGAGAACCCGATGGCTGACCTCGACCTCACTGCGGTGCCGGTCGCGACCGGCGTCGCCGACGTGGCCGCAGCCGCGGTCGCCGCGGCCGGTGGCGGGGACACCGCCCCGGTCGGGCCCGGCCGGTTCCTGTACGTCAACAACGGCTCGGGCGGGTCGATCACGGTGACCGTGGCCACCCCGGGCTCGGTGTCCGGTCTGGCTATCTCCGACACGGCGGTCGCCGTCGCGGCCGGGGACATCGCGCTGATCCCGCTCGCCAACGTCCACCGCGGCGCCAACGGCCGGGCAGCGATCACCTACTCGGGCGTCACCGACCTGACCGTCGCCGCATTCGAGCTGGGCTCCTGACATGGCCGCCGAGGACACGCGCCTGCCGCAGGCAGGACCGCAGGAGTGCCGGCGCCGCGCGGAGGAGTACCTCGGGCTCGGCGAGACGGACGTCGACGTGCCGCGCGCGCTGGCGTTCGGCCTGCTGGCCGTGGCCGGTGAACTCCACGAGATCCGCAAGGAACTCAGGCGCGAGAAGAGGCGGTGACCACGATGGCGATTCCTGACCTGATCCGGATCGTCCGCCGGGGCGCAATTGCCCACATGTACGTCGACGGAGTCGAACTGCCCGCTCCCATCCCCCGGGAGCCGGGCGCCCTGGTCGTGGATGTCGACCCGGACGGGATACCCACCGTCACGGTCAGGCTGATGGCCCACCGCGTGGACGTGATCAACGACATCAGGGAAGGCGGTGACGACGATGGCCCGGTCGGTGCGGATCAGCGGGACAGCCCGCCTGCGCCAGCGTCTTGAGGAACTCCCCGAGGACATCAAGGACGCCCTGAAGAAGGGCGTGCGGGAGTCCGCCGAGGCGGTCCGTGACGACGTGAAGCAGCACGTCCGCGTGGACTCCGGCAACCTGCGGGACACGGCCGCCATCCGCTACGAGGAGAACGGCCTGGCCGCCAGCATCGGCTGGCACGACCCGTCCGAGTTCTACGCCGTCTTCCAGGAGCGCGGGACCCGGCGGGTGCCGGCGAACCCGACGCTGCTTCCGGCGCTGGAGCGTGAGCGGGGCAAGTACCGGGCGCGGCTGACCGACGAGGTGCGGAGGGTGCTGCGGTGAGCACGCCGACGCCGGGCCTGGCCGCGCTGGCGGTGCAGAAGGCGGTCCGTGACGCCCTGCTCGCCGACGCCGCGCTGATGGCCCTGATCCAGGGTGTGTTCGACTTCGTCGACGAGAAGCAGCCCTACCCGTACATCGAGACCGGGCAGGCGGTGGAGGTCCCGGACAACGCGCACGACCGGCACTCCTCCAGCATCCTCGTCACGCTGCACGTGTGGTCGCGGGAACGCGGCTTCGCCGAGGCCCTGCGGATCGCCGCCCGTGTCGTGCAGGTCCTGGACCACGCGCCCCTGACCATCGCCGGGCACCGGCACTGCTGGACGCGGTTCGTGTCCCTGACCGCGCTCAAGGACCCCGAGCCGCCGGGCGACCTGCGGCATGTGCCGGTCGACTTCCGTATCGGCACCGAAGTGGCGGCCTGACCCCGCCAGACCCATGTGACAACACCCCCGGGAGGGACCAGTGGCAGGCAAGGACGCATTCGGTACCCAGCTCAAGCGCGACAGCACGGGCTCGGGCAGCTTCGTGACCGTCGCGAACGTCTCCGATCTGAGCGGCCCCAGCCGCCAGCGCGACGCCATCGAGGTCACCGCCCACGACAGCCCCGACCAGTACCGGGAGTTCGTCAAGGGCCTCAAGGACGGCGGCGAGGTCAGCGTCACGATCAACTACGACCCCGCCGAGACCACGCACGCCGCCCTGGACGCCGACTTCGAGGAGAACGACCTGCGCGACTACCAGCTCGTCATCCTCCCCGGAGCGGCGGACGAGCACACGTGGGACTTCTCGGCGCTGATCACCGACATCGGCGACGCGTTCCCCGTCGACGACCGCATGGAGCGGGAAGTCACCTTCAAGATCTCCGGCAAGCCGGTCCTCACCGCGACCGGCAGCTGAGCAAGGAAAGCGAGGCACCTGTGGCACTGGTGACGAAGGCGCAGATCAGTGCGGCCGTCGACCGCAAGTGGGAGGACGTGCCCGTCCCGGAGTGGGGCGGCGAGGTACGGCTGATGTCCCTGTCGGCCGCGGACCGCGGCTACATCGAGGCCGGGACGGTCGTCGCCAACGGCCAGAACCCGCAGCTGAAAGTCGAGTCCCTGAAGACCTACCGGGAGAAGCTCGTCGGGCTGTCGATGGTCGACGACAACTACGAGCGCATCTACAGCAACAAGGAGATCGCCGACGGCGCGCTCGCGGGCAAGGACGGCCAGATCATCGAACGGCTCGCGGCGAAGGTGCAGGAGCTGTCCGGGATGGGCCGGTTCGCCAAGCGGGAGGTCGAGGGAAACTCCGACGCCGCCCCGAGCGGCTCTTCCGCTTCCGCCTAGCGGAACATCTCGGGATGACGGTGGCGGACCTCGACTCGCGGCTCGACTCCTACGAGCTGACCGAGTGGATGGTCTACGAGCAGATGACCGGGCCGCTCGGGCGGCGCCGGGGCGACATCCAGGCGGCCACCATCGCGGCAACCATCGCCAACGCCAACCGTGGCAAGGGCGGCAGGCGGTTCCGCATGCAGGACTTACTGATCCCTTACGGAGGATCCGGACGCAAATCGCCCGAGGAGATCCTCGCAGCGGTCCGGGACATCAACACACGGCTGGGGGGTGTCGAGCGTGGCCGAGACCCTGACAGTTGAGATCGACGCGGACCTCGGCAACACGTCCGCCACAATCAACGAGGCAACGACCGGCCTGGACGACCTGAACCGCGCGGCCGACACCGCCGGCAGCGGCCTGGACGGGGCGGGCGACGCGGCGCAGGGAACCGAGAACCGGCTGGCCGGTCTCGGAGCGGGCGCGCTGGCCGGGGCCGCCGGGTTCGCGTCCATGACCGACATCGTCGGCCAGGCCGTCGACATGTGGAACCTCGGCGACCAGGCCGCCGACGACCTCGCGCGCGCCGAGGCCGACGTCGAGCAGGCCACACTCGACCTGGCGCAGGCCAACGTCGACGGCCGCCAGGCCCAGCTGGACGCCAACCAGGCGAAGATCGACGGCAAGCAGGCCGGTATCGACCTCAAGCAGGCCCTGCTGGACCAGGAGATGGCGCAGAAGGACTACAACGACGCGGTCAAGGAGTTCGGCAAGGATTCGGCGGAGGCCAAGCAGGCCGCCATCGACATGGAGCAGGCGGACGCCGACGCCGAACAGGCCAAGCTGGACGCCAAGCAGGCCACCGAGGATCTCAGCCAGGCCCAGCTCGACGGCAAGCAGGCCACCATCGACGGCAAGAACGCGCAGCTCGACCTGAACGAGGCCCAGCGCAATGTCCAGTCCGCGGAGATCATGGGCGGCTGGTTCGGGGTCGTCTCCCAGCTCGGCACCGTGATCCTCGGCCTGGTGGGCACGTTCGCGCTGCTCGCCGGGGGCATGCTGACGACGGCCGCGACCGCCGTCTCTTCCGCGGCAACGACGGCCGCATCGTGGATCGCCAGCATGGTCTCCCAGGCTGCGACCGCGGTAGTCACCGCGGCGACCACAGCGGGTGCGTGGATCGCGGCATGGGTGTCGATGGCCGTGCAGTCCCTGATCCAGGCGGCGCGGATGGCCGTGGCCTGGCTGATCGCGATGGGCCCGATCGCCCTGGTCATCGCGGCCGTGATCGGCCTGGTCGTGGTCATCGTCAAGAACTGGGACACCATCACCAAAGCCGTCAGCGACGGCTGGACCTGGCTCGTCGACCACGTCCTCAACCCCATCGGCCGGTTCTTCACCCAGACCATCCCCGGCTGGGTCGGCGACGGGCTCGGCTGGATCCAGGACCGGTGGAACGACACGGTCGGCTGGTTCGCCGGCATCCCGGGCCGTCTGGCCAAGGCCGCCTCCGGCATGTGGGGGTTCGTCACCAACGGGCTCAAGGGCGCCATCAACTCGGCGATCGGGATCATCAACGACGGCATCTACTTCATCAACGCCAACCTGATCGCCAACGCCAACCGCATCCCCGGCGTGAACATCCCCTTCATCCCCTACATCCCGTACCTGGCCGAGGGCGGAATCACCACCGGCCCCACCCTCGCGATGATCGGCGAGGGTCCCGAGCAGGAGGCCGTGCTGCCACTGTCACGCCTCCAGGGCATGCTCAACGCCGCCGCGGCCCCGGGCGGGCAGGTGCTGGTCCTCGAACTACGCGGCGGCAGCCGGGCCTTCCGTGAGTTCTTCCAGGAGTCGGTGAAGACCACCGCGGGCGGTGACGTCATCAAGTACGTGGAGGGATAGCCATGGTGAGTCTGCCGCCGGACGTGTGGGCCGAGCTGTTCTACGACGGCGACTGGCAGCCGGTCAGCCGCGACGTGCGGGCCACGCGCACAGTGTCCGTCTCCCGGGGGCTCACCTCGGAGTCCGCGCGGGCCGCCGAACCGGCCTCCGGGGAGATCACCCTGAACAACCGCGGCCGCCGCTACGCTCCCCGTGACCCGTCCTCGGTCATCCACGACCACGGCCGCAACACCCCGATCCGCTACGGGTACAAGGTGGGCTCGCCGTGGGCGGTGTTCGACGACCCCAACGTTCTCATCTACCAGTCCCTGTTCACCCTCGACGATCCGGCGCTGGACGTTTCCGGGGACCTCGATCTGCGCGTGGACATCGCCCTGGAGGACTGGTCCACCTCACAGCTGCTGGCTCTGCGGGCCGTACCGTCCACGAACTACTGCTGGGCGCTGGAGATTGTCAACGGAACTCTGATGCTCCAGTGGTACCCCGACGGCACCACCAGCAGCAGAACCTACCTCCTGTCCACCGAGGCCATCAGCGGCTACCACGGGCAGCGCATGACGGTCCGTGCCGTCCTGGACACCGACAACGGGGCGGGCGGGCACACCGTCCGCTTCTACACCGGCCGCACCGTCGACGACGACGACACCGAGTGGAACCTGCTCGGCGCCCCGGTCACCGGCACCGGCACCACCAGCCTGTTCACCGGAAATGCGTACATGGAGATCGGGGGCAGCTTCGCCGCCTCCAACCTGGGGCCCGACGGCGGATTCATCCCCGACATGCGAGGCCGGGCCTACGCCCTGCAGCTGCGCGACTCGGGCACCGTGAAGGTGAACATGTCCACCCGCAGCGCCTCCCCGGGCGGTACCACGTTCGTGGACGGCACCGGCCTGACCTGGTCCCGAGGCGGCACCGCAGTACTGACCAACCGGCACGTCCGCCTCTCGGGGGAAGTGCCCGAGTGGCCCGCCACCCGGGACCAGTCCGGCAACGAGTCCCGCATCACCGTCAACCCGGCCGGGATCTCCCGGCGTATGGACGCCGGGAACGTACCGCAGGACTCCGCGCTGCTGCGCTACATCAAATCGCAGGGCCCCATCGAGTGCTGGCCGCTGACCGACGGCGTCGACACGAGCGGCGGCAAGGCGATGAACGGCTCGCCGGACATGCGGCTGGACCTGGACAGCGGCACCGCCACCCCCAAGTGGGGGCAGGGCCGTCTCGCGGACTGGATCGAACCGGTCGTGCTGCTGCCGTCCGGGTCGGACGGGCAGCTGCGCGGCTCCACCCCGCGGGCCGCGTCCGCCGCCACCGGCTGGTCGGTGGACTTCTTCTACAACGGCCGCCAGGACCTCGACGTCACCATCGCCGACTACGGCGACCTCACCGACGCCGACCCCCGCGTGGGCTGGACCCTCGGCCTGGAAGCGTCCTCAGACCAGATCACCCTCCTATCGGTGTCCGCGGGGGACTCCTCCTCCTCGGTGGCCCTGCAGGCCACCGTCAACAGCGCCGGCATCTTCGACGGCCGCCTGCACCACATCCGGCTCACCACCACCGTCTCCGGCGCCAACTCGCTGTTCCAGGTGTTCGTCGACGGGGTGTCGCGGGCGTCGGGGACCGCAACCGGCTACGCCAGCGAGGCCGTCTACTTCGTGCGGCCCACCTGGTTCTACTCCGCCGTCACCCAGGACATCCCCGCCATCGGCTACATCACCTACTGGGGGTCCACCGCGCCGTCGGCCGCCGACATGTACGACGCCGCAACCGGCTTCCAGGGGGAGGCGGCAGGCGCCCGGATCGAGCGGCTCGCTGCCGAGGCCGGGTACGTGGCCAGCGTGGCCGGGGAGAGTGCGTATCAGCGGCCCATGGGCATCCAGGGGCAGCGCAAGCTGCTGGAGCTGCTGAACGAGGCGAACACCACCAACTTCGGCTACCTGGTGGATGCCCGCGACCGGCCTGAGATCATCCACCGCGGGCACTCCACCTTGTGGAACCAGCATCCGGCCATCGTCATCGACTTCTCTGCCGGGCTGGTGAAGACCTACAAGTGGCGCGACGACGACCGGCTCACCGAGAACGACGTCTCCGTCAAGCGGGAGTACGGCTCCGTGCCCTCCCGGCAGGTCCTCGAAGAGGGCGCACTGTCCGTACAGGACTACCCGGACGGGGTGGGCCGCTACGACAAGGCCTACACCTACAGCCTCTACGAGGACGCGGACGCCGCACAGACCGCCTACATGCGCCTGCACCTGGGCACCTACAACGGGGTCCGGGTCACCCGGCTGACACTGGACCTCGCCAACCCCCGCGTCCACCAGATGATCGACGACATCCTCCGCGCGGACGTCGGCGACCTGATCCGGCTCACCCACCCGCCGAAGGAACTCGGCCCGGACGACATCGACATCCTCATCAACGGCTACACCGAGGAATCCGACGACGTCCAGTGGACGATCACCTTCAACTGTGTTCCCGGCGAGCCGTGGACGGCGCTCACCGTCGGCGTCGACGGACGGGACCGCATCGACACCGCCGGATGTGAGCTTGCCGAGGACCTCGACGAGACCGAGACATCCGTGGACGTCACCACGACCGCCCTGTACCGGTGGGTGGACTCAGCGGCCTACCAGGCCGACTTCCCCTTTGACGTCCGCACGGGCGGCGAGGTCATGCGCGTGCTGATGTGCGGGCCCATCCTGAACTCCAACCCGACGTTCCAGTCCGGGGTGTCCGGGTGGACCGCCACCAACGCCACGATCGACGCCGCCACCGGCCTGTCGCCCGACGGATCCAACCACGTGGCCAAGCTGACGTCCGCCGCCGGGTCCACCCCGCGCGCCGCCTCCGGGCTGTGCCCGGTCGTGGCCGGGCAGACCTACACGGCGGTCGGCCAGCTCATGGCCCCCGTCGCCCTGCCCAGCACCGCAGGCGTCAACGTCAACTGGCGCAACAACGTCGGCGGGCTGATCTCCACCAGCAGCAGCCCCATCACCCTGACGGCAGGCCAGTGGACGGCCGTGTCCAACAGCTTCACCGCGCCCGTCGGCGCGGTGAACGCCGAGGTTGTCATCGTCGAGGGCGGCACCCCCGGCGCGGGATACGTCCTGTACGCCGACAACGTGGCCCTCATCGATGACGCGCTCGTGGACTCCCTTTCCCAGACGTTCCACGTCATCCGCGGCATCAACGGCGTCAGCAAAGCCCACAGCACGGGCCAGCCCATCAGCCTGGCCCGGCCCGTCTACATCCCTCTGTAGGAGGCGACTGTGACTGTGTTCCTGGCAGGTATGCGGGCCACCGCCGACCGCATGAACGACCACACCCTGGAGGACTCCACCGCCTCCGGCCTGACCCCCGGAACAGATTTCACGGTGAACACGTTCTCGGGCCGCAAGGTCAGCGGGATCACCACCGTCCACTGCTACCTGCTGTACACCGGCGCCGGGCTGAACGTCAGCCCCGACCCGGGCGGCAACCTCGGCGACGTGACGATGTGCACGCTGCCCGCCGGGTGGAGGCCCCCCGAGACGATCAACGCGATCATCGGTGACGGCGTCCAGGACGGCGAATGCACCATCAGCAGCGCCGGTGTGGTCAGCCTGCGCTCGGTGTTCTCGTCCATCGAGAACGGCCGCAACATCCGCATGACCGCCGTCTGGATCAGCGAAAACGGCTGACCCGCCCAACCCCCGCCCCGAGCCACCCGGCCGGGGCATTTGCATGTCTGGAGGCCCTATGCCGCATCAGGACTGCCGCTGTGCGGTCTGCGGTTGCTGCCGTCACGACCACCACGGCTGGCGCCACCAGTGGAAACCGAAGGAGTAACCATGGCCACACCCCTGACCGCTGACCGGCTCGTCGCAGCACTGCGCGCCGAGGGCGTGACCGTGCGCGAGGTCTCCGGATGGCGCACCAACAACCGCAACCACAAGGGGGCGTGGGGGCCCGTCAACGGGGTGATCGTCCACCACACGGTGACCGGGCCGGGCACGGACGTGGTCGGCCTCGTCTACCGCGGGCACAGCGCCCTGCCCGGCCCGCTCGCGACGGGCTGCATCACCAAGGACGGCGTGGTGCACCTGACCGGCAACGGGCGCGCCAACCACGCCGGCGGCGGCGACCCGGACGTCCTCGCCGCGGTGATCGCCGAGTCGTATGAGGCCCGGCCGCCGGCCCCGCACGAGCACGACGGCAGCGCGGGCGCGGTGGACGGCAACTCCCGCTTCTACGGCTGGGAGTGCGAGAACGAGGGCGACGGCCGCGATCCGTGGCCGCGCGTGCAGTACAACGCGATGGTCAAGGCGACCGCGGCGGTGTGCCGGGCGCACGGCTGGGGAGCGAAGTCCGCGATCGGGCACCTGGAGTGGTCGGACTGGAAGCCCGACCCCCGCGGCTTCGACATGAAGGATTTCCGCAGCGATCTCACCGCGTGCCTGCGCCTCCAGGCGGGCGTCTGGCCCGGCCAGCAAGAAGACGAGGAGGAGGACGGCATGAAGCTGAGCGATCAGGTCCCCGTCGGGGACTGGGTGAAGAAGCAGTGGCCCGACGACGCAGGCCTCCAGGACGGCAAGATCAGCGTGACCACGGCGCTCGGCTCCGGCTACGCACACGCCCGCCGCGCCGCCGACAACACCACCCAGCTCATCGCCCAGGTCGCCGCGCTCACCGCGGCTGTCGGCAAGCTCGCCGAGGGTGCGGGCCTGGACGCCGCCCAGATCCAGGCCGCAGCCGCGGCCGGTGCGCGGGCGGCACTCGCCGAGCTGGGTGAGGCACTGACGGGGGGTGCGGTGTGAGCGGCAGACAGCAGACGGCATGGTCGGTCGTCGCGATTTTCGGTATCTCTGTCGGCGGGTTCGTAGCCCTGGCGGTCGCGGGTGAGGCGACGGTGGACTACGTCGCGCTCGTCGGCCCCATCCTCGCCGCCGCTTTCCTCGCCCCCAAGTTGGGGCAGATCGAGCACAACACGAACGGGGCGCTGACCCAGCGCATCAAGGACGCAGTCGCCGCGGCGCTTGCCGAGCGCGAGAACCGCTGAGAGGAGTGCGTCATGCCGCTGCCTGCGGGCGTGGAGACGGTCACGGTGTCGTCCGGTGAGCCGCTGACGTCGCCGGACGGCACCCTGCTGGAGGGGTTCCTCATCTTCACCGGGCCCGACCTGGTCACGATCGGGGATGACGACCTGGTCCTCGGCGGCGGCGTGCGCGTGCAGCTGCTCGGCGGAGAGTTCAGTGTCGAGCTGGTCGCCACCGACGCGACCGGCATGTCCCCGACCGGCTGGACGTATGAGGTACGAGCCGAGCTGAAAAACGCCCCCGGCTGGAGGCGCTACATCAGCCTGCCCAAAGCCACTCCCGGCGTGGTCCTGGCCGACATCCTCGTCCCCGACCCCGTCGCCGGGGAGTACGCGACGCTCGCCCCCGTCGACCAGTTCCTGGCCAAGGCCGAGAACCTCGACGACCTGCCCAGCGCGTCCGCGGCCCGCACCAACTTGGGGCTCGGCGGCGCGGCCGTCCTCGATGTGGGCACCACGGCGGGCACCGTCGCGGCCGGGGATGATGCCCGGCTGTCCGACGCGCGCACGCCCACCGCGCACGCCGACTCCCACACCGACGGCGGATCGGACGAGATCACCCTCACCCAGGACCAGATCACAGGGCTCGCCGCAGCGCTCGCGGCGCTGCTCCCGCTCGCGGGCGGCACCATCACCGGCGCGCTCACCGTCGAGGGCTACACGACCTTGGCGGGCGGCCAGTTCAACAGCGATTTCGCCGCGTTCGGCGACATGACCCTCGTCGGCACCGGCAAGCGGTACCGGCTGCGCCGCTCCGGCGACGCCCTGGACTTCGAGGGCTCGGGCGTCGACATGATCCTGTCGATGTGGTCCGCCGAGGATTTCACCGGCACACAGCGGTCCTACGCGCGGCTGTCCGCCGACGCGCAGAACACCCAGTGGCAGGGGAAATTCGAGTCCGTGGCCGCCCTGTACGGGGCGGCCGTGCACACCCTCGACCCGACCAACGGGGTCGCATCCCTCGGCGGGAAAAACGGGCTCACAGCCCTCAAGTTGGCCGGATTCAAGAACAGCTCGGGCGCACCGGCAGCGGGCACGTGGGAGGCCGGGGACATCGTCCTCGACTCCGCCGGCGCCTGGCACCTGTGCACCGAGGCCGGCACACCCGGCACCTGGACCTGACACCCTCGAACGCCCCCTTGCACTGCCCGCTACGGGCCGTGCAAGGGGGCGCTCTCGTCATGCCCGGGTGTCAGTGCAGGTTCTCGATGGCCTTGAGGATCAGGGCGCGTGCGTCGGCGCCGTAGACGGCCATGCTCCGCAGCTGCTCGAAGGCCTTCAGATACAGGGCGATCTCCGAGGGCTGGGTGACGTTCACCTCGGCGGAAACCAGCTCAACGGAAACCAGGGCGTCGTCGTACACACTGAACGTCTCTTCCGGCCAATGCTCCCGCTCCCGCGTGGCCATCGGAATGATGCCGAGCGAAACCGCCGGAAGGGCCCCGGCCGTGAGCAGGTGGCCGAGCTGGGCGGCCATGGCCTCTTCGTCGGCAATCCGGCAGTACAGGACGTGCTCCTCGATGAGGATCACGAATCGGTGCCCCTGCTCGTGGATCACGCGGGAACGCTCGACCCGGGCCCGGGCGGCCTCGGCGCTGTCGTCGACGGGGAGTTCCCGAAAGCCGGCGGAGACGCGCAGGACACCGGCCGCGTAGCCCTCGGTCTGCAGCAGGCCGGGCACCAGGGTGGAGGAGTAGACCCGGAACAGCTCGGTGTCCCGGTAGAACTGCACCAGGCTGTTCTGCAGATGCTTGAGGCCGCTTCGGACTTGCAGGCGCCATTCACGGTACATCGACTCGGCGTTGAGGGACTGGACGATCAGGTCCTGCGCCTGGTCCTGAGCGTGCGTCGCAGAGCACCACTTACGGATGTCCGTCGCGGTAGGGCCGGTGAGGCCGTTCTCGATGCGGCTGGTCTTGGAGTAGTGCCAGCCGCACGCGGCGGCCAGTCCCTTGACCGTGAGTCCCGCCTCCTTGCGGAGATCACGCAATCGCTGGCCGATGGCCTCGCGCGCGGCCTGAGCGGAAGAGGACGGGGAGACGGACATGGACTGGCCTACCGGTGCTTTCTCAGCGGATCTCGTACTGCTCGTGCGGAACGGCGCGCGCCCACACGGCCTCGAACGCCTCCGTGCAAAGTTGCGCGGCCGCCGGATCGTCGGTGATCTCCTCGCCGGTCCAGGCGCCCTCGCCCGAGAAGTAGTTCCAGTGCACCCACTTCTCGTCGAACAGCCAGAAGTCGTTGCCTGGCAGCGCGATGGCGGACGCCTGACGGCGGGGCAGCCAGCGCACTTGCTCACCTGCGGCGATGTTGGTGAACGTGTCCGCGTGCTCGAAGCGGATGTATTCGCTGACCGGCTCGGAGACGATCCGGGCCCGCCTTACGACAACGCCGCGTGCGACGGTGGTCTGGATCAGGTCCAGCCACGGCCGCCACCAGGAGGCGCGGTCGGCCGGATCGTGGCGGAAGCCCTGCCGCCACGCCTCCAGTTCTTCCCGCTCGCTGTCCACAGCGTAGGAGTCGCGCATTTCCAGGTGCACGGCGGAGCGCGTGCACCTGGCCATCAGCTCATCGAACGTCGGCTCGTTCGAGGGCATTGCACGCCTCCCTGATCATGTGCAGCATCCTGGCCGGGATACGGATCACTGCCTCGTGGTCCGGGATGCCCTTTGCGTGGCCGGGCACCTCGAACGCGGCGCATTCCGCTTCGAGTTCGGGGCTCGGCTTCCAGCCCTGGAAGACGAGTTCCTTCCTCTCCGGGTCGACCCACACGGTGGGACTCGCCTTGTCCTTGGTGTCGGGGTCGATCCCGATGAACAGTAACGACACGTCAGCCTCCATCAACACCGGGTTGCAGTTGTTTGCGTCACCGTCGCGCACGAGCGGGGCCGGGTCAAGGGTGCAGAGTCGCCAGAATGGCGAGCAAATGAGGGCGCTCGCAAACATCTGCACATTGCTGGTTGTGCTGCACACTGCGCCCCTAGCGTCAGGAGTGACGCAAAGACCCCGCGGAGATGGTGGTCTCCCGGGGAGTGGCCAACGCTGCTGAGGAGCGCCGACATGGCAACAGATACCATCCCCGCGCCGCCGGCGTCAGGGCAGGACCAGATTCCGCCGGACATCGCGACGATGCGGGCAGTCGTCGGCGAGCTCCTCGACCCGGATGCCGCACCCGGTGTGCTCCCGCCGGCACCCGCCGACCTGGAGACGCTCACCCGCCAGCTCCGCGGCCACATCGCGCTGCTCCTGCCCGAGGTCGAGCAGGCCGCGAAGCGCCTCCCGAGGGGGAGCATCCCGCGTTACTGCCTGCTCGCCTGCGCCGGGGAGGCCCGCGGCAGGCTCCGCGAAACGCCGAGCCCGCGGTTCAACGGCCCGGTCGGGCACGCGCGGCGCCTGGCCCGCTCCCTCGGCGCCCTGTGCGACCACTACGAGCAGCTCGGGCACTGAGCCCCGCCGAACTCCCCTGCTGCTGCAGGCCTGCGAGCCGTGGCGGGAGGGGTCCTGCAGGAAGACGAAGAAGGGATACCCGATGGGCTCCATCTGCAACGGCAAGGTCACCGTCCCGTTCGAGAACGCCAACGCGCTCGGCCGGTCGTGGCGCAAGGCCTCCCGTACCGACCTCGGCCCGATGATCCCGGACGAGGACTGCGTCCTGGTCGCCGCCGGGCCGGACGCCGAGGGGCACCCGCACCCGAAGGTGCTCGACGGCACCCGCATGATCGAGGTGACGGACTCCAAGGACCCGGCCGCCCCGGTCCTGGCGTTCACCCGGGTGGAGTTCACCAAGTTCGCCGAGGGGATCAAGGCGGGCGAGTTCGACGACCTGATGGCCACGGACGCCGACCTGGAGGGCGCCGAGGCGGGCGCGGTCTCCGCCGCCTGATGGACAGCGCCACGACCGACCGGGCGTTCACCTTCGTGGAGCGCAGGTACGGCGGCACCCCCTGTATGGAGTGCAAGAGCCGCAAGACCGTCGGCACGCTCTACCAGGGCACCGTCATCGCCTCGTGCGAGAACTGCGGACGCGCCACGCCCATCGGCCCCCTGGCCCGACTGTGGAACCCGGGCCGGGCCACGGCCGCGCCCCGCGGGCGCCCGGCCCGCCCGCAGCTGCAGCGGTAGAGCGAACGGCCGCTGAGCACAAGATCGTCACTCATGGACGGCCCACCCCAATACCAGCTGCCACGCGGTGGGGTCGGGCTGCGGCGCCCTCGGTCTCCGGGCCGGGGGCGCTGTCGTATGCAGCACACATTCGTACAGGTGGACCCTTTTAGGTCTTGCCGAGCATCGCGAAGGAGCCGTCCGCGGTGCGGGCGCCGAGGTGCAGGTTGGAGAGCTTGCCGGTGCGTCTGCCATGGCCCCACTCGGCGGCCAGGACCACCAGGTCGAGGGTGTGCACGGGCTTGACCTTCAGCCAGGACGCGCCGCGCCGCCCCGCGCTGTAGGCGGCGTCCAGCGCCTTGACCACCACGCCCTCGTGGCCGCGCTCCAGGGTCGCGGCCAGGAACTCCTCGGCCTGCCGGACGTCCTGCGGGCCGTCGACCAGGGTGCGCCGGACCCGCATCGGCTCGGGGACCAGCCGGGACAGTTCCGCGTGCCGCTCGGTGAAGGGCAGGTCGAGCAGGTCGCGGTCGTCGACGGACAGGGCGTCGAAGAACACGGGCGAGACCGGCACCTCGCGGGCCGCCGTCGCCACGTCCGTACGGGAGCCCACGCGCCCGGCGGTCTCCTGGAAGGAACGGGGCCGCCCGGAGGCGTCGAAGGCGATCACCTCGCCGTCCAGGATGAACCGCTCGCCCCTCAACCTCAGTGCCAGCGACGTCAGTTCGGGTAGCCGGTCGGTGATGTCGTCGAGCGTGCGGGTGTAGACGCGCACCTCGTCGCCCACCCGGTGGAGCTGGACCCGGATGCCGTCCAGCTTCTCCTCCACCGCGCAGGCGCCGAGCTTGCCGACGGCCTCGGCGACCGAGGACGCGCTGTGCGCCAGCATCGGCAGCACCGGCCGCCCCACGGTGAGCCGGAACCGCTCCAGCGCCGCCGGACCGTCCGCGAGCAGCGCCTCGGCCACCGTCTGGAGCGAGCCGGCCAGCATCACCGCCCGCCGTACGGCCGCCGCCTCGGCGCCGGTCGCCTTGGCCAGCCCCTCCACGGCCACCGCGTCCAGGGCGCCCTGCCGGACCTCGCCGGCGATCAGACCGATCAGGAACCGCTGCTCCCGGTCGGTGGCGGCGCTCATCAACTCGCCCACCAGGCGGGACCGTTCGGCCTGCGATCCGGCACCGGACACCCGGGCGAGACCGGTCAGCAGGGCGTCGACCCCGGCGACGGTCAGGGTGGGTTCGGCGGCCGGGGGCACGGGACGCCCGAGCACCTTCCAGCCGACACCGAGCCGCCCCTGCGGCAACCGCCCCGCCAGATACGGGATGACGATCGGCACGTCCGCGGCCTCGGCGTCCCGGAACAACTCCGCCAGCAGGGCGACCTTCCGGGACCGGGCCGAGGTCGCGGCGACCTCCTGGGACACCTGGGCCAGCCGGGTCAGCAGCAT